GTTCTTTAAATACATTTGTGGGAGACTTTGCTGGTCATACAACAACAAGTGCCACAAGAACAGTTGCCGTAGGTCATTCGTCTATGGCCAGTGCACTTGTTACTGCTGATGCTATTGGTACAGTAGCTATTGGGTATGAAGCACTTAATGTATTGACATCTGGTTCTGGTAATTTGGCAGTCGGATACCAAAGTGGTTTAAATGTTACGACAGGTGCAGACAATGTGGGAGTTGGTGAAAAAACATTAGGTGGAAGTTCATCTACTGCCATTACTGGAGATGGCAACACAGCATTAGGTTGGTTAGCTGGTACTAATTTAGAAGGCTCTGCAAATGAGAATACTTTAGTAGGTAAAAAAGCTGGATTTGCTATGACCACAGGCTCGGACAATTTAGCAATTGGAATGGACGCTGGCGGTGTTCTTTCAACTGGGAATTTTAATACCCTTATAGGTCATACTACTGCACCAGATGCAAGCAGTGGAGTTAATCAAATAGTGATAGGATACCACGCAACGGGAATAGATGACAACACAGTAACACTTGGTAATGGAGATGTAACTGATGTTTATATGTCAGAAGATAGTAAAGCCGCAGTTCGTTGTGGTAAAATATTAAATAATAATTCCACTATTGACACATCAGTACCATATACTGGTTTGCAAAACGCCCATACTAAAACCGCAGGCTCAACAAATGCAAGTGATGATATTGTTGGACTTGAAACATCAATGACGTTTAACGATGCTGATGCTGGTTTCTCAAATCTTATGGGTATATACTCTGAGACTCACGCACAAGCCGCTAGTGGAGAAAATACAACTGGGTATGGTCTTTATAACCGACTTCAAATGTCAGGTTCAACAGATGTTAATACTTTATATGGTGAGTACGGTTTTGTAGATGTAAATGCTGGAACAGTTGATGGCGATATTTATGGTAAGTTTCTTGATGTTGATATTGAAAGTGGATGCACTATTGGAAATGATGTATATGGTTTTCAAATGAATATAGATTCTGATACTAATCCTACTGGGGCAATCACTGCTTTTTATATGAGATTAGATGGAAATGGTGACAAATTTATTGATGCTACTGATGTTGCTAATAGTACGGATAGATTTGAAATCTTATCAACTGGTGTAGTAAATGCTGAAGGAACGATAAATGCTTCTCAATCAATGGACTATGCAGAATACTTTGAAAGTAAAGATGGTAAAGAAATTGCAGTAGGCACAACAGTTAAACTTGATGGAAATAAAATAGTTGTTTGTTCTGATGGCGATACTCCATTAGGAGTTATAAGACCTAAATCTGGAAATCAAATAGTTGGTGGTGGTCAAATGTTTCATTGGGAAGGTATGTTTATGAAAGATGATTATGGTGCAAATATTTGGGAAGACTATACTAAGGTACAATGGACTGAAGAAATCACACTTGAAGAATATAATAAAAGAGGAAAAGATAAAACCGGTGGAGCATTAGGTGGTTCAGTTAAAGATTCAAAGGTTAAAGGTAGTGAAGCAATTAAAGCAAAAGATGCTGTTCTAGATGAGGATGGAAAAGAAATAGAACCATCAGTAGATGCAGTAGATGCTGTTCCAGACAAATATTATAGAAAGCATAAATATCATAGCGATAGACTTCCAGATGGAGTTACTGCACCTAAAGATGCTAAAGTAATTAAAATGGATAAACAAAGGCAAAAATTAAATCCTGACTACGATGTAAGTAAATCATACCAATCAAGAGAAAAAAGAACTGAATGGCACATAGTTGGTTTACTTGGTCAAATACCAATAACTAAAGGTCAGCCAGTTGCATCACATTGGATTAAAATGAATGACGTTTCAGATAAAGTTGAAATGTATTTTGTAAAATAATTAACTAAACAAGGAGTCAATAATGGCTAAAGAAAAAAAAGAAAAGCCAGTTATTAATCTTGATGGTGTAGAGTATATCATTGAGGACTTAACTGACGAACAGAAGATGATGGTAAATCATATAAACGACATACAAAACAAACAAGCATCTAATGGGTTTATTGCAGACCAACTTAGAGTGGGTCACGATGCGTTTGTTAAGATGTTGAAAGAGTCGTTAGAATCTGAAGAGGTTAAAGAAGACTAATGCTTATAAGGAAAAGTTCTCAGGGTCATTATTTGCGACTATACAGAAACACAACTCCCGGTGCAACTAGGACAAAGACATACCCAGATGGTACGACTGAGACCCTGACTTATCCTTCTAGATATAAATACTTCTTAGTAGTGGGTGGTGAAGTTGTTCAGAGAAGCGACAGTTGGGCAACGATTGAACAGGCTTATGTTGATGAATGTGATGATAGTCATGGTGGTGGTCATGGAAGATTAGACCCCGGACATCATCATCTTATTAACTGCGTAGCTACTTCACAGTCCGATTATCCTACGATGGATAACACAAAGTCAGAGATACAAGATTTTTACGATAAACGAGGTATTTCATACTCTAGTTCAGAAACTAAATCAGAGTTGCTATCAAGGATAGTTCCAATGATGGCTGGAGATGAAGAAGTCTCAAAACATATAAAGGTATAGATATGAAAAAGATAATGGCTTTCTTAATGGCTTTTTCTTTTATTAGTGCAAATCCACCTAGTTCAGTTCAGTATGAGCAGTTAGCATCTAGTGAGGAAGTTAAAAAGAAAAAGAAAAAAGGTAAGAAGAAAATTAAAGGAAAAGGCAAGAAAAAGAAGAAAGGTTTTTTCTCAAAAGTATTTGGTTCCAAGTAATGAGTCTTTATAAATATACACAGAAAGAAGCATCTAATCTATTAATAGGTCAGAATGGTTTCGATGTTATAGCAGAGCACGATACTACTGTTGTTAATCCAGATACAGGTTCTTGGATTGCTATACAGGCGTTGGGTAAGGATTCTAGTGGTACGACTGAGTTTCTTAAAATAAAGGTTACATCTAATATAGGGGATAACATTGACTCCTTTGTAAACTTAATACCCGGAGAAATACTGTATGGAAATTTTAGTGGTATTGTGAACCATACAGACTCTACAGCAGTATGCATAGCTTACAGAGGGTAAGAAGGACATATAGAATGGAAAGAAGGCTTAAGATGCAAAAACTTTCTATGTGGCAAAAAATTAAAAATTGGTTTAAAAAATACTTTGAATAATAAAATAAAAAAGGAGAGTTGCCAAGTTGTTAGTACGAGTTATGATATCCCTGTTAAATATATTAATACTAAGCGGTTGCAGTCAAGGCTGGAGCGTAGCAAATCTAGAGCTCACACCTCAGGATACAGTTACAAATACGGTTTTTATAGAAGTAATGGGGACTGACTCAGTTTTGCATTATTATCATGGTAAAGTTTATGAAACTTCTAATTGGTGTTGGGTTCATCACCAGTATGAAGATGTGGCTAAATGAGTGGAAAACCTGATACCGCTAGAAGTTATCGCACTGCTATTCTTGATGATAACGCCATTGTCAGTATTAACCTTAAGTGGCTTGCTCAAGGATGTGTTCTCGTTGCGGTTTTGGTCTATGGCTATTGGCAAATTGAAAACAGAATTAAATCACTTGAAAATAAAGTTGCTAATGCTAATGAACAAATTGGGGATTTACTTAATAAACATATCGTGGAAGAAAGGACTCAAAGACAAGAGTTGGCAGAGAAAGTAGCATTTTACGAAAAAGAATTAAATCTAAACCCATTTAGTTGGGGAAAGCGGAAAAAGAAATAATGGATTTTATGGCAGTATACGGAGAGGCTGGAATGATAGGCGTTGTTGGGGTAATGTTCGTCTATCTAGTAATCTCTTTGTCTAAGAAGAGTGAGGCACAGCAAAAGGCTTTAGAAAATTTAAAAGTAGAAAATAAAGGTCAAAGCGAAACCCTTGAAAATATGGAAGGTATGGTTATTAAGCTAATAAATAGATGGAATCAATCTGATGATAAACTAGATAGAAAGTTTGATGCATTGACTAAAGAAATAAATGACTTAGACAATCAAGTATCTAGAATAGATGGTTCACTATCTAGAATAAATGGAAAGCATTAATGGATAGTTTAAAAGTTTCTGGTATATCTTTTCTTAATTATGGTATACACTTATCAAATATAAATTTAATATTACAATGTATAATAGGGGTAATGACTATTATATATTTAGCTTACAAAATAAAACAAATAAGGAGTAATTAACTATGTTAATGAAAATGATAGCAGATGAGTTATTGTCTGATAAAACAGGCGATGAGATTATTGATGAAATTAACAAAGCTGTTGACATTCCAATCATCAGTGAAAAAACAGAAAAGGCTATATTAGAAGCTCTTTGGAAAATTATCAAAGGTGTTCTTCTTAAGAAGATTGGTGTATAATGCCTGCTAAGAAGGGTAAGAAAAAAGACTCTAGGCTTAAAAGGGCTGGTGTCTCTGGTTATAACAAACCAAAGAGAACACCTAGTCATCCCACTAAGTCACATATAGTTGTTGCTAAGGAAGGTAGCAAGATAAAGACAATACGCTTTGGTCAGCAAGGTAAAAGAGTTGGTAAGCTTTCAGGAACTGCTGGTAAACCTAAGAAGGGTGAGTCTGCTAGAATGAAAGCAAAACGTAAATCATTTAAGGCTCGCCACGCTAAGAACATTGCCAGAGGTAAAATGTCAGCGGCTTGGTGGGCTAATAAGGTAAAATGGTAAAAGGAGTTAGATATGCCACAGGGTAAAGGAACATATGGGTCAAAAAGAGGTAGACCTAAAAAAACTAAAGCTAAAGGCAAAGCACCTAAAAGTGTTAAAGGTGTGTCAATGTCTGGATTAAATATGAGACAGGCAAATGCAATGAAGAAACATTCAAAACATCATACAGCAAAACATCTTAGAATGATGGCAATCGCTATGAAAAAAGGAAAAAGCTTTTCAGAGTCTCATAAAATGGCTCAGAAAAAAGTAGGAAAATAGTGGCTACTGCTAAGAAAAAAGACCCGAAAAAATGGGCTAGAGCAAAAGCTAGAGCTAGAGCCAAAATGGGTGGACACTCAGCTAGGGCTATGCAACTTGCAGTTAAGTACTATAAGCAAGCTGGTGGAAGATATTCTGGAAAGAAAAGTTCTGGTAATAAACTTTCTAAATGGTCAAAACAAAAGTGGGATTATGTCAGTAAGGGAGATAAGAAAAAACCGAAAAGAAAAAGAGGGCGTTACTTACCTGAATCAGTTAGGAAAAGTCTCAGTCCCGGTCAAAAAAGTTCTACAAACAGAGCAAAAAGAAAAGCCTCTGCTTCAGGAAGAAGAAAAGCTAAATACAGTAAATCAATAGCAAGGAAGGTTCGCAATGCCTAGATTTGGAAAAAGAAGTAAACAGAGATTAAAAGGTGTGGATGCTAGATTGGTTAGCGTTCTCAATGAGCTTATAAAAATTATGGATGTAACTATAATAGAAGGATTGCGTAGTGAAGAAAGACAGAAAGAGCTATTGGCTAAGGGGGCAACGAAAGTAAGATATTCCAAACATATGGATGGAAAGGCGGTAGACTTAGCCCCCTATCCAATAGATTGGAACAATAGAGATGGCTTTCATTATATGGGTGGAATGATACGTGGTATAGCACATAAGCTTGGACTTAAGGTAAGATGGGGTGGCGACTGGGATTCTGATGGCGATGTAAAAGATAATGGCTTTGATGACTTAGTACACGTGGAGATACTTGATTAATGCCTAAGGCTAGTATTAATATAAACGATTTTGGTAGGGGTATAAACACAGTTAAGAACCCTAGGGACTTAGCAATAGGCGAGTCTCCTAATATAGTTAACTTCGATACATCTAATAGGGGTGAGTTGCGACCTAGGAGTTATTTTAATACAGCAACAAACGGTCAAGCACACAGATTTAATAGTCAGTATGTTGATTCACATACAGCATCAATAAATCCCGGATATGGATTATATTATTTCGAAGCTGATGATTCTATTGGAGTTAGAGGTGTTACATTTACTGCTGACGGAGCTGACGCTTATGGTACAAAGAATGGTAATAATATAATATTTATAGCGGCAAGTAATAGTATTAGAATTAACAACGATAACTTTTGGACTGAAAATAATATACTTTCCTCAGCTACTAATTTTCCAGTAAAAATTAAAATATCGGGAACTTCTAGTAACAATGGAACGTTTACAGTTACTGGTATAGGAAGTGACCTAGACCCGTTTGGGCCTGTGTTAGGTTCAACTTGGAATCCCAGTGGTAGTAATAATGACTTTGTAAATAACTTTGTTCAAGTTGCAGAAGACATTACAGATGAAAACGTATCAGCAAGTACTAGCGTTACTATACAAAGAATAGGTCTTGTAGGAGACCAGTTATTAGCATTAGGTAATACAGATGACAATAAAGTAGATGTCTTTACAGATAGTTCGGGTGCTTGGACTGCTGACAAGGTTACAGTTGTTAACGCATTGGACTCAAGCGAAAAACCAGAGTATGTATTTTACTACATAGACTCATCTCTTAGGGTTGCAGATGCTAATTTTAGAAACGAATCTACTCCTAAGTGGTATGGTTTTATAGATAGGAATCAATTTCAATATAACCAAGGAGCTAGTTCTGAAGATGTGAGGAGAACAATAGAACCAAACTTTTATGAAGAAGATAATGACTTGGCTCCACCAACTGAATTTAATTTAGAGACAACTATAGATGGTTCAGCGGAGTTTCCAACTTCTGGTTCTGGTTGGGGTTTTGCAATAAACGAAACAAATGACGAAGGCGAATTTAGTCCCGGTGATTACGAGTTTTGTGCTACGTTTATATACGATGGTAAACAAGAGTCTTTAATAAAGAAGGCTAGCGGAACTAAAACCTTAGAAGGTTTTAAAAAGATATGCTTAAATGTTTACGCACAAGATAATGGAACAAATAGATACCCAAGAAGAGTTACTGGTGGTAGAGTATATTTTAGAGAGTCTGAATCAAGAGACCCTTGGAGATTGTTAGTAGATATAGATATTAGAAGAGGTGCTAGGGCTTCTCTAGTTGATGAATATAAAGGTTGGATTCAGGATGGGGATGGCGAATATAGGATTACTGAGAATACAACTGCTGGGGATAGGGACTTTAGCACTACAGCTTCTGATAATCATTGGGTATTATTTGCACAGAGACCTAATATAGATACATATGAAAGTATAAATGGATATTCTCCAAACGATACAAAGCAAATTGCATTTGGAAAGATAGGTTCAGGTTACAAGACGGCAGTAGTAGCTAACAGAAGAACTTTTGTTGCTAATGTCTTGTATGATGACAATGCTACTAGTAGCTCTAGTAGCAATACAGAGTTTCAGCACTATGGTGACAGAATAATGTTTAGCGAAGTGGGCAAATATGACCTGTTTCCTAACTTTAATTTTATAGATGTTGTTAAGGGAGACGGAGAAGATTACGTCAAACTAGAGTCTTATGCTGATAGGCTATTAGCATACAAGCAAAGAACTTTACAAGTTATTAATATATCTTCACCATCTCCATCTAATTGGTTTCTAGAAACTACAATACAAGAAGGTGGAGTTACTAAACCTTACTCAGTATGTAAAGGCAGGGGTGGAGTTGTATGGGCTAATACTAATGGAGTCTATAGGTATGATGGCTCTTCAGTTATTAAGGTTACTGAAGGAAAGATAGATGATTCTGAGTGGAGTACTTTCTCAATATTAGATACAATGTCTGTTGGTTATATAGGCGACACAGACCAAGTAATAATAATGAACAGAGTTGACAATAGTGAAGATGCATATATATATGACCTGAGAACCAATTCATTTGTATTAGCTGAAGATATTGGCCCAAACTCTCAGGGTTCTTTCGACCCACCTCTTACTAATTTTGTAAATGATAGTATTGGTAATTTAATTGTAGGGTATGATGTTGAATCAACGGACTTGAATAGCAATGGTGCTAACAAGGTGCACTTCACATCTTGGAATGGAGCTGAGGGAACGCATAAAACATATAAATTAGAAACTCCTGATTTGAGTTTTGCAGAACCACATAGAACTAAGAAGGTTTATAAGATATATATTCATTATAAATATACACATTCAGATAATGCAATAACAAATAATGAACCTATTACTAAGTCCAATGTGTATTACAAGGCTAATCAAAGAGGTAGCTGGAAGAATGTAACATCTGGAAGTATGGAAAACTCTGAGAATGTTCTTAGGAATGGAAACTTTGATAGGTATTGGTTAGGTTGGAATGATATATTCAATGACTCTAGTAGTAATGAAATAACTGATTGGACTTTTGTATCTGATGGTTCTGGTGGTAGAAAAGCTAAGTTTACAGCAACTGGTTCTCCCTCTATAGTTTTAACAAATAAAGAGGTAATAGATGGTGGATTAACTTACAATACTAAGTTTACAGTTTCTGACTATTCTGCAGGTAACGTAAAGCTGAATGTAGGTGGAGTATCTGGTACGGCTAGAACGGCTGATGGTACTTACTCAGAATCTTTCTCACCAAGTAGTGATGGTTATCTTATGATATCATGTAGTAATGATTTTGTAGGTAGCATAGATGACATAATAGTAAGACCTACTAGCTCTAGAGATTCCTATGGAGTTGCCGTCTTTGAATTAGAAGATACTAGAGGTGTTAGGTGTCAGAGTATGGCTTTTAAAATAGAGACATCACTTACTAACGCATCTAAGTTACATATAAATGATATACAAGTAGAGTATAGAATAATACAGAACAGGATATTTTAGTGTCTAGAGATATAAGAAGATTAATTAATTTTACTGAACAGCCACAAACTTTTAGTAACGGCAGTCCAGCGTCTTCTTTACAAGAGGGTGGCGTATCTGTGTCTTTGGAGGGTGGTAGATTAGCAGTACTTAGAAAGCACAAAGGTTTAGTATTTAAATCATTTATGACATCAGACGGTAATCAGTATGTAGACAGAAATCTACAAGTATTTGGAGAGATAAGAGGTAATGAACTAGAGTACACTAATCACAATGTTGAGAGTCCGGGAACAGATAAGGTTTTTCTAGGTGTGAATGGTAAAGCAAAGAATACATCAATAGACCATACAACAACTTGGATAGCACCATACAATGGTGTGCTTAAAAAGATTTTATTATATGGTAATGCATCTGGTGGGAACACAGCAGTTGGTTTACATATAAATTCTAACACTACAGCACAAAAAACAATAACACAGTCACTATCGTCAACTACTACGCTAGAGTACATATTCTCTGATTTAAATAGTTTTGACAAAGGAAACCTAATATCTATTAGTGTTCAATGTGCTAGTGACCCAACTCATTTAAGAGCTGTATGTGTTTGGCAATATAATACATTAAATAGGTAGAAATATGCAGTATAATACTATAAGACAATATCAAGAAGGTGGCTTAAGGAGTAGGGCTAGGCGTTTACTTAGTGGCATAGATAGAGGTAGGAAGATTAGAAGAGAGCAAAAGTTTATGGCTAAAGATGCTAAGAAACTAGGTTTACAAAGAGGTCTTGGAAGTCTTTTCTCAACAGTTGGTAAAATAGCAGGAGTACCAACATTTATAAGTGATTTTTTAGGCAACACAGCAGGAGACCTACTAGTAAAAGACCCTGAGTTTAAGTCCAGAACTGGCTATTTACAGACAGGTGATAGTGGATACGATGCATTAGCTAGGGTAAATCGTGCTGACAAAAGTGGCAGGCTTGGTAGAGCTATAGGTGCTCAGGCGGCTTCGACTGTTGGTGATTTTATTTCATCTGGTGGTTTAAAATCAGCAGTTGGTAAAGCCCGTGCAAGCCTAGGTTTAGGTTCTGGTCAACCATTAACAACCGCTGATGGTAAGTTACTTTCCAATGCTGTGCCTGCTGATGTGGAGGGTGCTTCTTATATAGATTCTTTACTTCCTGATTCAACATCTACTACTGACAATATAAGACTTTCAGACGCTGACATGACTATGGATGTGCCTCTTGCTGGGGATGTTGAGGTTCCTGATTTCGATGCATCTTTACCCGATGTATCTAATTTACCTAAACCACCAAGTGCTATAGAAATGCAACGTCGTAGAAGTGTGCCAAGTGGTGCAGATGCTGAAATGCTTGGGGATGTTGAAGTCCCATCACTTATAGGCGGTATGATTAGTTCTGGAGAACTAGATGCACAGGGACTACCGGATGTTTCTGGTTTGCCTAGCAGAACAGAAATTGATTATTTAGCTTCTCTACCGAAATCAAATAGAATAGCTGATATGAATAGACCTTTAATGGAAACTCAGGATAGAGTATTGGCAGAGTTAGCTGGATTGCAACAAGGTCAGTCTGCTCTAGACGCTGAGAAAACCTTTCAAGACAGCTTAGCATCTATGGATATGGGAAATATACAAAGTGCATCTAACCTACTTGGAGATGTTAAATCATCAGTTTCTTCAATGATTAATAAACCTCAAGGACTAGAATTTTTTGGAGATTCAGCTATGGGGTCACCACTTGAAGAAATAACAATGGGTGGAAGTTCTGGATTTAATATCTCTGATTCGCAGTTACTAGATACATTAATGAGGAGTAGAGGACAAGCTCCTGAAGCAAACGTTGGTTATAATAGAGGGCAGTTACTTAGGGAGTTAAGAGGTTATATGGGAGGAGGTCTATCTAGAGGTCTAATAAATCCAAATAACTATGGTAGGAGAATAATATAATGGCTCAGTTAGATAATATACCAGCAATGCTACAGTCAGGAGAATATGTTGTTCGTAAAGAAGCGGTAGATAAATTAGGAAAAGATACTATGGATATGATAAACAATGCAGATAGATTAGGATATATGGGTGGAGGTCTTGTTCCTCAGGGAGAACACGGTCACTCAGCTATAGATGAACTACTAGCATTAAACACCTTGGCAAATCAAAGAGGAGTTGATATGACTAGAGACTCAGCTATGATGAATAAGGGTGGCAAGGTACTAAAGAAAGCACCTGAAGGCAATAAGGGTTTGATGAAATTACCAGAGGAAGTTAGAAACCGTATGGGATATATGATGGAAGGTGGTATGATGGATAATTATATGGATGGCGGTATGAAATATGAATATATGGATGGCGGTATGTATAATAAAAAGAAAAAGAAAACATACGAAGATGGTGGCTCTGTAGGTGTAGTTAATAAAATAGGAAAAGCTAGAAAGATGTTTAGTGACATAGATGACCTACTAGCAACAGCCGCTTTGATGGATAATTATACCTTTGGCCCAATGCAAAGAAAAACGCTAGGTTCTATGCGTGAAGCTGGTATGGTAGACCCTAAAGAAACTATGCAACAAGTAATGATGTTACTTAAGGCTCGTGAGCAAAACAAAATACCATCGTTTGAAAAGCGTAAAAGTTATATAGATGGAGGTGGTGTAGGCGTAGAAGGTTATGAGCAACCAAGCCCTAATGACTACTTCCAAGAAATATATGAAACATTTGGCTTTATGCCATCAGATGCTGGTATAAGAGCAGATTTCGAAAAAAGGTTTGAGTATGACCCTAGTGAAGCGGTTGGTCAAATAGAAGATTTAACAAGAGAAGCAGGTGATGAACTGTCTAATGTAATACAAAGAACTCAAGCTCAGGGACAAGGATTTGAAGAGTTTGGTCGAAGAGAAAGAACTGTTGATACTGCTAGGTCAGATATTTATGAAGCAGTAGATAGAGGAGCTGAGGATATATCAACAGAATCCAAACTACAACAGCAAGAGGAAGCTTTGTTAGACTTAGCACAAATAGAAGAATCTGGAGCTGAGTTAGATACTATGAGACCGGGGCCACCCCCAATGCCAAGTGGGTTTATATTACCCGGAAGTACAAGAGAGATGTCTGATGGCACTTATGTATGGGCAATCAATCAATGGGTTAAAGCGTCTTAAATCACTATAAGGAATAATAATGGCAAATGGAAATAGAATAGTAATACAAGAACCAGAAAGTGGATTAGATGTATTCTTAAAAGAGTTGTCTAAGTATACTAGTCCTCAATATCAATTAGCACTTAGAGACCAAAGCCGTGCTGATGCTAGGTTAGAGCTATCTAAAAGACAGATGGCTAATAATGAAAGGAAGTATCAAGATTCTCTAACGCAACAAAAGTTTGAAAATGATATAGCATCTCAAAACGCTGAAATAAATAAAGAGAAGTTTGAAATTACTAAATCTGATTCTGATTTTGCAATGGCTAAGCAGTATATAAATGAATCTTTCTCTGGTATGAATGCACAAGAAATAGCTGGTATGAATATAGACTCTTTATTGATAGATATTGCAGACCCAAGAGCTAAGTCAAGAGCTAGGCAATACGCAAACAATATTCAAAAGTCAGGAAGAAGACAGTTGCAAACAATTACGTCTAGAATGAATTTATATAATCAAGGAAGGGATGCTAATAGCCAAATAAGTAAGGCAGAAGCATTGGATTTATTTGGAGATGATAAAAGATATAACGAGTTTTTAGTTAATAGTTATTTAAAAGAGGGTGAATTAAATGATACACAAAAAGCTTTAATAAATTCAAACACATCTAGATTGACAGCTCTTAGAAAACAGGAAGCAGACCTATTAGTACAACAAGCTAGTGGCGTAGAAGGTGCTGTTGATGCACTAGCAGGAGTTACGGATGCTATTCAAACCTTACAAGGCGAAATAGATTCTATACTTAGAACCTCCAGTACCCAAAGAGGTGATTCTAATAGAGACCCATATAGTGCTATGGGAACATCAACTACTTCCTTAAGTGACAACCTTGGACTTAGCCCATTAATACCTGAAGATACATTTGCTAGTGACGATATGTATAATGTATTGTTCTCAGATGAAGAAGGTATAGTTGATAGTGCTGTAGATATGGCTAACAGAAATGCATCTGGGGAAGATGTTAAAGATGTAACTTTATTGCAAGATAAATCCGTAGATAAATATGACCCTACTGATGAAAGCTTAGATGAAGACTCTCCTATCCCACCAGCTTTTGTAGAAACTGCCTCAGATAGCACAGAAGGTTCAGATGTTTTAAACACATTATTAAGTGGGTTAGGTTCTGCTCAGGCAGAAGGAACTAGAAAACCAAAAAGAAAAACTCGTTCTAGACTCCTTCCTCTTATTGACTTTACAGCAAGGTTAAATAGATTGGATTTATTCCAAGAGCAACTAGATAAGACTCCTGCTAAGAATGAGAAAAAACAAAAATCATTAAATAAAAAAATAGATAAAGTAAAAAAATCTATTGTTAAAGATTTTTCTAAGATATACGATAGTTCTGAGGGTGCTTTATCTATAGACCCTAGATATACAGAAAGAACTAAATCAGGTACTTCAATGAGTCGAAATGAACTTGCTAGATTAGTAAGTCTATATAATGAAAGCGGTGGAGATATTAACGAAGAAAGTACCCCTAGTAATTTTAGAAATACTATGAGTAGTGGACTTGACAATATGTTACAAGGTCTTGGCACAACACTAGAATTACTTCAATACAAACCTCCTTTTAGATAAACCTAAATATGCCACAATTTAATCCAAATATGACAGTAGAACAGCTAGTCAATGACTTCAGGGCTGTTGACCCTACATATAACACAATGAGCGACGAGTTAGCTTACAAGGTTATAACTAGAAAGTTTCCTCAATACAAATTAGAATCTCAACAGTCAGAATACAACCCCAATGACGAGAGTGGTATAATAGACCAACTAGGTACTATATGGAAAGATGGATATAATAGGTCTTTACAAGGTATGGCTGAGGCTATAGCCACTGGTAAGGAACAAGTATATGACCTAGGTAATTACCATCCGGGTATAATCGCAGATGTAGCGGCTGGTGTAGCATCGTTCTTCACACCAATAGACTTTGCAACCACTGTAGTAGGTGGTGGTATAGGAGGTATACTAGCTAAAGCTGGTGGTAAGCAAACATTAAAGAAGTTTGTATTTAAGAAACTAGTAAATAATAATGTACCTAGAAAAGTTGCGGCTACTACAGCTAACAAAGCACTTGATTACGTAGTTAAATCTAGTACTGGTGCTGGTGCATTAGGTCTATACTCAGGTGCAGGCGAAGCATTGAATGAATACCTATCAGACGGTACTATAACTCCGGGCAAAGTAGTAAAAGCTGGGGCTAAAGGTGCTGTACTAGGTGGTATGACAGGAGGTACAAACGCATTCTTAACAGATAAAGGTGTTAATGTATTGGGTAGAACTATTGTAGAGGTAGGTCAGTTCGGTACTGCGGCTCCACTTCTAGAAGGTAGAGCACCTACACCTGAAGACTGGATTCATGCAGGCGGTATGGTACTAGGTATTAAGGGTGTTAATAAGGCGGCTACTAAAGGATTTGAACAGTTAAGTAAGTTGAAGAAATATGTTGTTGAACCAGAAATATCTAAGCAACCTGTACCAGAAGGTTTTGATATAACGGCAGAAGCTAGAGAAACAGGTAGAAGGAGTTATGCTCAAGAGTTATACGAAAATATATATACAGATAGACAAGGTAATAGACAAGCCAAGATACTTAGTTTTGATAAAGATAATGTTCAGTTAAAGTTTTTAGACACCAATGAAGTCTCCTTAGTTAGTAGAGATATATTCTCAACTTACTATAGAAAAGGAGAGAATGTAAATATATCACCAAAAGAACTAAGGGTTAAAAGAGAAAGTGAAATTAGGAAACTAGAAAAAGAATTAGGTCATTCTGATAAGATAAAGGAGACCAATAGAGGTTTACAAAGAGCTGATAAAAGTGGAGAGAAGTTACCAAAAAGATTGAAAGACCAGACTAATGATGAGCTTGTAAATTTAAGAGATAAATTAACTGTTGAAAGCTATACTAAAAAAGCATTGGAAGATATGCAAAAGAATGGTATAGATATGCAGAAGACTAGATTTAGTTTATTCTTAGATGATATGTTACCTGCTCCTGCTAATAAATTACTAGATGTTTTTAGACCATCAAGAAACCAAGGTAGTGTAAGTCCTGTAAGAAGAACTTATGTTGCTAAAGTCGATAAGTTTGTTGTAGACCAGAGGAAAACTCTATCAGAAACATTTGACCTTATGTCTCAGTTTGGATTAAACGCTGAGAAGCCAACTAAAACACAAGTTAGGAATCTAGCTAGAGCTATGAAAATGAATGAGTCTGATGTTTCTAAGAGGTATTGGGAGCTCTTATCTGACGCTGTTGAGCAAGGTATAAACACTCCAGAGACTGTAGCCTATAGACAGATATCTGACTTTCTCTTTAATAGAGCTCGTGAGTCTGGAGTTAATGTTGGATATATAGAAAATTACATACCTAGACTTCTTAAACAGGGCTTAGCGGAGAAGGTGTTTGCTGATATATATAAGATATCAGAGACGATATCAAAGCAATCAGCTAAGAAGGGTGAGGAGATGTTAGTCAAAGACTTAAAAAGTGACTACATAGATTTAATAATACAAGCGATGAATAACCCAGAGGCTTTTGCTAAGAGCAGAGGTGGTGAAGCTAGGTTTTTAAATAGAATTATAAAGAAGGCTATACCAACTCTATCTAAAGAAACTAGAGAGGCGTATGAGTCAATCCTAGAAACAGTAAGAAAGAATGAAGGCATTGAAGAGCTTAGTCCTTTTAAAGCTATGGCACTTATGGGTAGGCTTACCTACGGTGAGGTATTTAAAAAGGATGGTAACTTAGAAAAAGCTAGGACATATGAGCTACCATCTAAATTTTACGAGAGAGATATAAGACAGTTACTAGGTATCTATTCATCTAATGTTGCTAGACGTTCAGCAGAGGTTAAAAATTTTGGTAGAAAGGGTGAGATTTACGAACAGTTACTTAATGGTGCTAATGTAGATGACCTACCTATTATGATGGAATTACATAATCACGTAATGGGCTCTATAGGTTATAATAGAAGATATAATCTTAATCCCGGAATCAAAGATTTTATGCAGAAGGTTATGGAGTGGGAGACATCTACTAAGATTG